GCCGGCGGCGGCCGCGGCCGCGACCACCTCAGGGTCAAGGCCCGCCGCGGCCACCGCGAGGATCGCGGCACCGTACGCGCTCGTGAGCTTCGTGACGAACGATCCCGACTTCAGAAGCACCTGCGCCGGCGCGCCCACGACCGCGAAGTCAGGGAGGATGCCGACGCTGTTCGACTCGAGCGGGTTGATCGCTGCGCCCGACGTCGGCGACGTGACGGCGAGCGCTGTGGTGAACGCGGTGTCGTCGACGGCGTACACCTTGAACTGCGCGCCGGCGACGAGCAGGTTCGTGTCGGGGCTGTAGGCGGTGGGGGCCGGGAAGTAGTCCTGCAGCGTCATCAGCCCTCCTCGGACTTCTCGAGCGCGTCTTGGTAGGCGCTGCGCGTCGAGGTGGCGGGATCGGGCAGCGTCGTGACGACGGGCACGGTCGTTGCCGAGCGGGCGTCGATGTAGGTGGGCTGTCGTGCCGAGCCGAGCAGGAACCGCTCGACCAGCGGCCAGCGGCGGCCGAGCTGGCGGACCACCCAGTAGTAGACGGCGACGACGAGCGCGACCGCGGCCGCGTTCAGCAGGACACGAACGGTGAACCCGGGCGCGGACTCGGCGAGGATCGCGTCGATCTGACGGATCACGTCGTCGACGACCGGGATGCGGGCGATGAGCTGCGCGAGCAGCCAGCCGACCGCGGACGGCACGGCGGTGCGGATGGTCGCGAGGATGAGCTCCTGGCGGGTGGTGGTCACGGTGTGCTCCTTCAGGGTGTCGGCGTGCAGATCGCCGCGGTGATCTGGGTGGTCTGTCCGGTGCTGGGGTCGGTGGTGTCGACGGGGAGGACGGTGAGTGCGTAGCCGTCGGGGCACGTCGGGCCGGCAGAGCCAGGGGGCCCCTGGGGTCCGGTGGCCCCGTCTGCACCGTTGCTGCCTGCGGCGCCCGCGGGCCCGGATGCTCCCTGCGCGCCGGTGGGTCCGCTGCAGGCGTTGTGGGCGAAGCAGTAGGCGGTGATCGCGTCGAGGATGTCGTCGGCGCTGGGCGTGACGCCCGGCTCGCCCTGTGGCCCTCGTGCGCCGGTGGCGCCGGTGGGTCCGGTCGTGATCGTCGACGGGTCCTGTGCCTTCGGCTGAACGCCCTCCTGGAGCAGCTGCTCGTAGAGGCGTTCCGCGTTCTCCTGGGTGAGCACGAGGTCGGCGTGGGCGGTGCTGAGCTGCTCCCGAAGGTCCGCGTTCGCGACCGCGAGGTACGCGCCGGCGGCGCCGACGAGGACGACCGACAGGGTCACGATCACCGCGGTTCCGAAGCGCCAGATCCGGGTGGAGGTTTCGGTCTTCATGATCCTCCTCGGTTGAGGTTGAACACGATGACGCCGGCGACGATCGTGCCGAGAACGCCGAGCCCGCTCAGGCCGATCGCGAACCACTGCTGCGCCTTCGTCTTGCGCGCATCGGCGAGGTCGTTCTCGAGCTGCTTGATGCGGGCGTCCTGGCGGTCGTCGGTCTGCTTCTGTGCGCTCTGATAGATGGCGAGGGTGGCCTGTGTGACCATGCCGGCGGCGAGCCCGTTCACGGACTCTCGTAGGCCGTTGATGGCCCGCATCAACTCCCAGCCGCTCGGCTCCGGCTCACCGGACATCGTGCCCTCCCCCGGGATGAGGCTCATGCGAAGATCGCGATCGCCAGGACGGCCGCGAGCACGAGCACGGCGGCGATCGTGGGGGGCCAGTACGAAAGCCAGAACGTGTAGGCGGGCCGGGGTCCCGCCGCGTGGCGGGGCCCCGTTGTGCGTGTGGGCATCGGATCAGCGGGTGATCGGTGCGGTCCAGGCGGCTGCCCACGTCTCCGGGCCGATGAGGGAGTCTCGGGTGAGGCCCTTCTCGGTCTGGAATGCGAGCGCGACCTTCGCAGTCTGTCCCTGCGGGGTCTTCGCGCCGGCGGGGCCGTAGAGCCCGTCGACGGTGATGTCCCAGCCGCGGTCCTGCATCCGCTGCTGCCACCGCTTCAGGTCGTCGCGGTGCGAGTGGTAGCCGCTGACGCTGTTCGACTTCCCGCCCTCGGGGCCGAAGAACGAGCCCGCCGGCAGCGGGAACGCGGGCGCGGGGACACCGGGCGCCACCACCGCCGGCTGGGCGGGTGCGGCCACGACGGCGAGCGCGCGCTGGATGAAGGGCCACGGGTCGATGAACCCGCCGCCGACGCGCTGCACCTCGATGTGGGTGCAGGATCCGACGGTGGCGCCCGTGGTGCCTTCGGCGGAGATGATCTGCCCCTCGCTGAAGGTCGCGCCGACCGGGAGGGCCTGCGCGGCGGGGCCGTGTGCGTAGGAGACGAAGTAGTCGACACCGTCGAGGGTGACGCGGGTGGTGATCTGGAAGCCGAACCCGTGCCAGGACGCGGGGACGAGCTTGCCGGTGACGACGCCGCCGAGGATCGCCGGGACACCGGTGCCGGGAGTCTTCGAGTGGGAGAAGTCCTGGCCGCGGTGCTTGCGGCCGCCTCCGCGGTCGGCTCCGAAGAAGCCGCCCGCGGGGCGGGCGCCGTCGGTGTAGTAGTCGCTGATGGCGCTCATGCGGCGTCCTCGCTCTCGGTCTCGAGCTGCCAGGCCGGGTCGTTGGGGTCGACCTCGGCGGGGATCGGGTCGGGCGCCGGGGTGGCGCTGGTGGGATCGCTCATGTCGGTTCCTTTCGGGGACGACGAATCCCCCGGCGGGTGCCGGGGGCTCAGGTGTGGGTGGTGAGGGTCAGCCGGCCTGCACGTAGCTGCCGCCCTTGCCGACGAGGATCTGCGCGGGGACGTAGCTGCCGCCCTTGCCGACGTAGATCTGGCCGGCGACGTACGTGCCGCCCTTGCCGACGTACACCGATGAGAGGGTGCGCTGGGTGACGTAGCCGGAGAAGCTGCCCCACCCGGCGGCGTTGTGGGATCGGACGCGCACTCGGTAGTCGGTGCCGGGGGTGAGGGCTGGGGCGCCCGGTGTGGCGCCGCCGTTGGGGCTCGTGTAGCCGGAGGGGCCGTAGTCGTTCCAGACCACGACACCGTCGGAGACCCGGGACCATTCGGCGTGGTCCTGGTCGATGCCGGCGCCCATGTTGTCGCCGCGCGTGTAGTCGACACCGAAGTTCGTCGGCGTGACGCTGCCGGCGCGCACCGACAGACTCGACGGGGCCGCGGGCGGCCGGGCGATGCGTGGCAACGCGAGACCAGCGACCATGCTCGAGTCGTTGATCGATCCGTAGACCAGCGCCATCCGCAGCACGATGTCGCCGTGGTAGCCGTTCGCGTCATGACCGATCCACACGTCGAACGGGCCGTCACGCCACCGCTGCGCACCACTGCCGTACCCGGAGGGTAGGAAGGGGTTTCCACTGTGGCGTCCGAACTCGCCGACGCCGTCGATCGACCCGGCCTGGTAGCCCGACCCGCCGTAGTAGGAGCTCGAGTTGCCGGCGTTGTTGCATCGCAGGTAGCAGCGGACGCGGGAACGGTTGTTGGCCATGTCGGACTCGACGACATCCGCCTCGAGCACGAACGTCGTCGACGGCGAGCTGCGCGTCGACGAGATCCGATCGGTCACGGCGTCTTCACCCAGGCGAGACCCGCCACGTAGTCGGGGGCGCTCGATGCGACGTAGACCGAGTCAGGAACCCACACGGGGTTGTTGGTCGAGTCGAAGGTGCGCAGCCACCAGATCCCGTTGATGTTCACTCGGGTACCGGGCCGGGTGAGGTAGTCGCGGGCGAGGAGATCTCGCGCGAGAAGTCCGGCGTCGCCATGCCAGCAACGAAGGTCGATGAGGTCCTGGACGGCTGCCTGACCGGCAGTGAATCGCGCCAGCCACAGCGGCTGATCGTCTTCCACGCCGGCGCCGATCGAACGCGCCGGGAGCGCCTTCGTGGGTCCCCCGGAGATGAGGACGAGCGAGGTGGCCGAGTCGGTCGGAGACGATGCCCAGTGCCGACGCAGCACGACCATGTCCCACCGGTCGCCGGAGGAAACCGGCGTTCCTACGAGCGGCACCGCATCCGATGACACGTCGTAGATGCCCTGGCCGGCGGCATCACCCGCGGCGATCATGATCTGTCGGTCGGCGGTTCCGGGTGTCGCCTTGAAGGCGTCCGCCGTGAACACGGAGTACCGTGCGCCGAGGTGGTCTGAGAGGACAGCCCAGTCGTCGTAGTCGACGGTCTCGGCGTATCCCTTCGAGGTGATGGCCATGGTCTACCTCCGGCTCTGGTCTCGGGCGCCCTGCGCGAGACGGTTGATCTGTGCGGTGAGCTGGGCATCGACGTCGCCGGGGTCGATACCGCCGATCTTCGGCGTGACCTTCGTGCCGTCGCTCGCGTTCGAGGTGATGGCGACCTGCTGGATCTGCTCCGTCGAGTTGACGGGGCCGAGGGATACCCGGACCAGGTCACCGAGATCGAACGTGGAGCCGAACAGGAACCCATCTGTTTCGACGAGCTCGGTCGTGACCGACACGGAGGCCGCGCCGGCCGTGAGCGCATCGGCCGCGTACGGGGTGAGGTCGGCGCCGACCTCCACGTTCCGCGCGTCCGCGAACGCCTCGATGATCTCTCCCCAGTCCGCCTCGCGAGCAGCGTCCGCCACTTCGAGGAACTGGCGATCGGCGCCTTCGCCGCGGCCGCCGACGATCACGCGGGTCGCGGTGGGGGCGACCACATCGAACGAGAACCTGTCGGGCACGCCGGAGTCGATGGTGAGCGTCCCGGGAACGGTGCGTGGTTGGCGGACGTCGACGACCGGATGGCCGTCATCGTCGTAGGTGAGGACGATGACGAGCTGGTCGGAGAGCAACGGCGGGATGACCTTGTCGCCGAGCGGATGGAACCGCAGCGCAACCACCGTCGACGTCCCCCACCCGTGCGTGGGCACCACGGTCCACGGGACTCCCAGCCGGGCGACGTTCTCGGCGAGCGCCGTCTTGAAGATGGTCTCTGAGGGTCCGGTGATGGTGCGGTAGTCGGTGGTCTGGTGGGCGAGGTCGGCGGTGGGGACCGGCCATCCCTGCCATTGCCACATCTTCCGCATGTCGGAGTCGATGCGGACCGTGACGTCACCGATGGGGCCGGACCCTGGCGTGGAGGTGATCGCGCCGCGCATGCGTTCGGCGCCGCGGAACCAGACCGCGCACCGGGCCCCCCGCCCGGAGTCGCCGGTCACGAACTGGAGCAGCTCGTCGTCGTCGTCGAGGGTGAACTCGGCGGTTGAGATTCCGTTGAGGTTCAGGTCGGCGGTGCCGTCCGCGGTGAACTGTCGCCTGAACGCGTTCGTCTTGCTGAAGACGACGAAGGTCAGTAGATCGTCGTCCACGGTGTCCTCCTAGAGTGCGCGGAAGTAGAGCGGCGTCAGCTGCGCGCTGATGCTGCCCCCACCCGTTCCGGACACCTCGAGCGAGACCGATTCACCGGTGGGCACTCGGGCGTACGACTGCAGGCCGAGGGGTTCGGTGACGTCGGTGCCGGCGAGCGTCGCGGACGGCCGCCGCGGGTCGGTGATCACGATCAGGTCTTCGCCTGACGGGATGGCGAACGGCACCTCGACGGTGACGCCGGCGACACCGAACCGCACGCCGGCGTCGAACGGGCCTCGCGCGGTCCATTCCGGCCACACGTCGACGTCGCCAGCGTTGCTCGCTTTCGCCTTCCCGAACGCGCGTGCCGAGCCGAGATGGAACGGGGGTGCGCCGCCCTCGGTGATGAACGGGGTGGCGGGTGCCGCCTGCCAGGGTCCGAACGTGACCGTCTCTCCGGCCCAATAGGGCTGCACCGCCTCGAGCGCCACCGGGTACTGGGCCCAACCGCGCCGGAGCGGGTCGACGACATACGGGTAGCTGTCGTCGAACATGCCCGTGCACTGCAGGGTGCGGGTCTTGCCGCCCGCCGTGACAGCCCACGTGCCCGGCCTGGTGGGGTGGATGCTGCGCCAGAAGGCGTCCTGGCGGGCGAGCCACTGCGCGCTGCCATCCGACCAGATGTGGATCTTCCAGAAGACGTCCCGCTTTTTCGTCCGCGAGCCGCGCAGGCGATCGCCCGGGATCGCACGTGAGCTCGAGCGGTACTTCTCGACCTCCGGGTTGTGGAGCCCTTCGACGCCATCAGGCAGCAGCACGACACCAGACCGGTAGTTGGTGATGTCCCACACGGACCCGTCGTAACCGGTCCATGTCATCGTCGTCCGAGACATCCCCCCATTGGCCGGGGGGATGCTCGGAGGTGCTGCGAATGCGAGAGGCATGTCAGGTGATCACCGCCTTCGCGATACCGGCAGAGCGCAGCGAGCGTTGCCGCTTCTTCTGGATGGCCTGGGCGAGCTCGGTCGGATCCGCGGTCGTCACGGGGCCGTAGAACGTGACACCCGCGTCGGCGGACGCCGACACCGAAGTCGAGCTGATCGCACGCTCGGCGAGCGCGTTGGCCAGCTCGATGAGCCGGTTCGTGCGCCCGTAGTCGGTGACGGTCTCCGCTCGGCCCGCCTCCGCAACCCGCACGACCGTCCCGCCAGGGGTAGGAACGACGTCGGCTCCGGAAGCGAGCTTCGGGATCGTCGCGAGCTTCGGGATACCCACCGATGCGGTGAGCGAGTTGACCCCGCCGATCATGCCGTTGATGATGTCGATCAGCGCATTTAGCACGCCCTTGCCGGTGTTGATGATGCCGTTAAAGACGCCCGAGAAGATCTGCACGATGCCTTCCCACGCCTGCTTCCAGTTGCCAGTGAACGCACCGGTGAGGAAGGTGATCAGGCCGCCGAGGACGTCGGTGATGCTCTTCACGACGGGCAGCAGGATGTCGCTGATCGCCGACGCCACGCCGCCCAGAACGGGTCCCAGGTATTGGAACGCCTTCGTGAGCGGGTCGAGGACCGGACCGATCAGGAACGTCAACAGCTGGATGAGGGGGCCGAGGATCGGCCCGATCAGCTGCAGCAACGGTGCGATGAGATCCAGCAGCGGGGAGATGATCTGCATCACCCCGGTGAGCACGGCGGACAGCACCGGCACCAGCTGCAGGAACAGCGCGATCAGTGGCGGCAGGATCTCCGCGATGACGGGCGTCAACTGCGCCATGATCTGCGCGAAAACGACGGCGACCTGGGAGATGATCGGGGCGAGGACCCCGAGCAGCGGGATGAGGACCTGCATGGCTCCCACGAGCGCCTCTCCCAGCACCGGCACGATCGGCGCGAGCGTCGACAGCAGCTGTGGCAGCGCGGACGTCACGATCGGGAGGATGCTGGAGAGGACCTCACGGAACAGCTGCCCCACGTCCTGCAGTGCCGGCGCGAGGGACTGCAGGACCGGCGCGACCCCGGCGACCAGCAGCTGCACGATCGTGACGAACACGCCCGTGAGACTCGACACGACGGGAACGACGGCCGAGATCAGTGGGGCGATTAGGCGCACCAGCGGCGCGAGCGCCTGGATCGCCTGGACGAGTGCCCCACCGAGGACGGGGATGAGCGGCTGCAGCGCGGTGAGCACATCCGACGCCAGCGGGGAGACAACGGCCAGCGCGGCGCCGAGCACGGGCCCGAGCTGAGTGGCCAGGGCGCCCGCGAACGTGGCCACGGTGCCGATCATCATCGCTACCGGGAGGAGCGCCGGTGCGAGCCCTTCCAGGCCCGCCTGGAGACCCTGGAACAGGGCTTCCAGGCCACCAGCGAAGATCGGTGACCGCATCGCGGCCGCCACGGCCTCCACGAACCCGCTGACCGCTTGCCCTGCGATGGTGAGGATGCTCGCGATGGTGGGCGCGAGAACGGCGAGCATGCCGCCGATCGGCGCGAGCGCTGCCCCGAGCGCGCTCGCGCCGTCGGCAGCTCCTCCGAAGATGGTGCTCAACGCGCCCTGGAACAGCGGCGTGTTGACGGTGGCGGCGATCGCCTTGAGGCTGTCCTCGAGGGTGTTCAGCCCGTCACCGCCGGCAGCGGACGCGGCCCGAGCGATGCCGGCGAGGATGCTCCCGAGCGAGGCGAGGCTGGATCCGAGCTGACCGAGGACGGTCATCCCGCTCGAGACCCACCCCTGCAGGGACCCGTCGGCGGCCACCGTCGACACCCAGGCGTTGAAACGGATCGCGATGTCCGAGAACCACGCGCCGATCGCCGGAAGGTACTGCGAGCCGAACGTGCCGAGCGCGGCGATCGACGAAGCGAACGCATCGGTGCCCGCAGTGCTGTTGCGGATCGCGGTCGACAGCTGCTTCATCATGCCGGCGAGGACGTCGCCGCCGAACGCGATCTTGAAGGAGCCGGCCACGGACCCGGCCCAGACGCCCAGTGCCTTCGAGACCTCGGTCAGGCCTGCGCGCAGCTGCGGGAAGAGGGTGCGGACGAGATCGATGATCGGCTTGCGGGCACCGTCCCAGAAGTTGGTGGAGATCGCGGACTGCAGCTTCGACCACAGCGGAGTGAGGGCGCTGAGCTGGGTGCCCGCGTCCTTCATCGCGACGATGAACGCGATGCCGGCGACGCCGGCGCCGGCGAACAGCGCGGGAAGGGGCGCCGCGAGCGCGACCAGAGCCGACAGCGCGATACCCATGGTCACGAGGCCGCTCACGCTGGACAGCGCGATAGCCCCGATGGAGCCGATGCTGAGGGCGATCGCTGCGAGGCGCGGGAGGGACTTGTCGAGGTTCTGCAGCTTCCGCGACAGGTCCTGCACCATGTCGCCGGCGACGCGCGCTCCGGAGAGCGACGCGAGCAGCGTCGCCGCCTTCGCGAGCGACGCCTTGTTGATCTCCACTGCGACGTCGAGGCTGCGACGTCGCGTGAACGTCGCGACGTGCGCAGACGCTGCGGCCGTCTTCGCATCGACGTCGACGTCGACGCTCTCGCCGTTCCACTTGCTCACGAACT